ACTCTTTTGAGTGTGTACGCCTTGAGCGTATGTCCGTTGATTCTTAAATAGATTGCTATTTTAATAGCTTTTTGTTTGAATTCGCGTTTAATTTTATTTGAATGAACTTTTGTAGTACTACAAACCGAGATATGAGAATTCTTGATTGTAGTGACTAGATGCCACTACTGTTGAGAATGATACCCTTGTTACTTTGTATGTAGTGATCGCTTTTTGTTTATTCTTTTGAATTATAAAAACATTTTAATTGTCTTTTACACACCTCTTTTGTTTGTGAGAGTATAAAATATAAAAATACAAAAACAATATAAAATATAAAAATATAAAAATATAAAAATTGTTGTTTAGGAGAAGGTGACTCCTTTTTAAAAATACCCTGCAACTTGCGATTGCAGCGATTTTCTTAGAATTAGTTGAGGTTTTAGATTTTTGTAAGTCTGTTTCATTTTGTATTGTAATTGATAGTCAACGATTGACCCGGTGCCCACGGGATAACGTTTATAAACCCCTTCGTTATAGGAAGCATAGTTATGGCAAGACCACTCCTGTTTTCAGGATCCATCTTCGTACACATCAAGCTTCTTCTCTTTTTTGAAAGATAGTTCCAATAGCCATTGAAAGGTGGTTAGGGAGGCTGCCTATAGCCCATAGAGCGTCATTGCTTATATGGTTAGTAGGTGCGAACAGCTGGCCCACTACGATCCGAACTGACATCAATTACCTAAATACATGATAGGATTTATTTTCTTCTTCAATTTTATTTTGAGATTATTAGATTTTAGCTACCCTCAACCCCCATGATAAAAAACATGGCTAGCTCGATTCCGAGTACAATTAAGGGTTCGCAGTTGAGGTTTCAGAAGAACTTATCTTATGATGAGTTTGGAATTTCCGTCAGTATGTACTGTTCTGATGAAGAACTCGCCGATACTTGTTTTATGTTAAAAGATCTCGCGAGTAATACATTAAATACTATTTTGTTTTCCGAGTTTCCCTGGAAGATTGCTATGGACGTCAATAAGCGTTGGCGTTCTCGTGGTAAGCGTCGTTTCATTTCATATGAAGAGATTGATTCTCTTAAGGATTATGATACTTTGTGCGATTTGAGGCGTTATTACTGTGACACGTTTACGAAAACCACTACTAAAAACTTTTCGAATTCCTCAGTTAATATAGACGCTGAGAGTAATCGTTTTAACTCCGCACTCACACGGAAGGAGAAATATCAGCTCTTCTTAGAGCTTGATGCTTCTCCAGCCGTTGTAGCTGGCATTCGTGAGGCTCAGTTCAGACGTTTGCGTAAAAGACGCCTCAAGAGGGATTGTCTTCGTAGGCAAGAATCTTATATTCGTGATTTTGATAGGAGGAGACATAGAGATTCTGTCCGCTCTTATCGTCCTGACTTGGACGACGATCTTGACGAAGTCTCGGCTTCTGCCATGGATTTCTCGTTTAAGCGTCTTACTGTGGGTGACGCTCCCAGAGCAGGGCGTCGGTGTCATCCTAAAAAGAGAGTTCTTATCACAGAAGCTAGACAGGAACCGATTTTTGTCAGTAAAAATTTGGTTACTGAATCTTATCTTGAGGAGTTGTCCCAGAAAATTCTGGGTGAGTCTGATTTGACTTCTTTACTTGTTTTTGGCAATGTCAGTAGCAAAGAGGTCATTAATATAGTTACGAATACGATGGTTTATGTTTACCAATTGTGTCGATCTAGGACATTCCCAGATTATTTGGCTAGTACTTATTTTTATGCCAATGCTTTATTGGGGACAACAGCATCAGATGTCATTGATAAAATGGTCAATGTCATAGAAGATGTTCCTACTGGATGGCTTGATACTCTTCCTAAGGTGTCGGGCATACCTAATTTTGTCAGTGAAGCTGATACAGAGGAGGACTTTGAGATGGATTCTATATCTTGGTTTCAGAATTTGGTGGGTAAGACTATTCATTCTGAAATCGGCGAGCATATCCAAAAGGTTATATTGGCCATAGTATCGATGCGGATTTTGGATGCTGATTATTCAACTAAGATCATTCGAGTAATTGGCAAGCCCACAAAGATGAATTTGACCGAAGTTGTCAATACTGTTTTAGAGGCTTTGAAGGTTATGGTTCGCTATTTCAAAGCTTGGATAATGGGAGAAAATTTTTCTGAACTTTTGCTTCAGAAAGATCCTGTTTATATTGCAACTAAGAAGGGCCAGTATCTGATAGATCACAAGGATCACACGTATAGTGGACTCCCCGTTGAGGGTTGTATTGATCAAGTCGTATATGCCATTGAGTTGAAGGACGTTCTTAATGCTTTGATTTCGATACAAAAGACCTTGTTACATCAGGACCCTCGGCTTGAAATGGTGAAGAAAATGGTGCTATCACTTACTGATATTAATGTTAATATTGATAAAGGTATTCGTGGTGATAGACCCACCCCTTGTGGGGTAGTTGTTCATGGCCCGCCCGGTATCGGGAAGGGCAGAATACTTCCCCATATATGTGGGCTTTGGGGCCGTGTCAAGCGTAGGCCCTACGTTCCAACTCAGATGTATACCAGGTGTAAGGTGTCTGATTATTTTGAGAAATATCATCCTCGGTCACACCCCTACATGCATTACTCTGAGCTTGGTAATATGAGTCTTGCACGAGCAAAAATGACGGGGGATGACGTTTTGTTAGAGTTGAATAGTATGATTGACTCTCTCGAATTTCCTTGCAACACTGCTTTTGGTGATAAAGGAGAAGTTTTTGCTCGTCCTGAAATTGTGTTAGTCGATACGAACAACCCTGATATGCATGCTTCTCATCTGTATTGTGTTCCGTCCGCCATTTACCGGAGATTTTTGTATTACGGTGTAGTTGTCCTGCCTGAGTTTCGCAAGCCCAACTCTACTGAACTCGATTCAAGGAGATCCTTAGCTGCGGGAGGAAATATTCTAGATCGCTTCCGTATAACCATTACTGTTAGGGATGCCTGCGGACCACGGTGGATTGAGCGTACGTTGTATGAGGGCGGCATCGAAGGTGCTGATGATTTTCTTTTGACATACTTCGCAGACTTTATAACACATCAAGGTTTCGTTGAAGATTTCTTTCATCCTATTGAAGGTCAGGATGATAGAATGTTGCATGCAGTTGCGGTTCCGGAGTTGGTTTTAGAAGATGAGAAAGCTCTTGTGACGGAATCACGAGATGATGCGATTGATTTACCACCAAAAATTTTTAAGAATACAAGTTGGTGGTTGATTTTTTCTCTCCAGCTTTTCGCTTCGTTGGTCTTTGACTTGTGTATGATGATTTGTAATCGTTTGGGAATTAGACTGGGATTGTGGATCCTCGTCTTGTTTCTCTTGTTTTTCTATCTCACCGATTTATTGTGGCTTGTTGTCATTTTGCTGGTACTTTTCACTTTTATTGATGTTAGTGAATCTGTTCGCGTTGGTAGCGCGACTCTTGTACTTACAAAGAGAAGTGTAAAAGATCAGTTCTTTTATATATACCACCGATATACTCGGAAAGGAATGAGTGTTTGTACTGACGTCATTTCTAATCCCTTCGAGTGTAGTGATTGGAGTAGTAAAGAAAAACTTTTCAAGATAATAGCTGCCGGTATTGTTTCTGGGGCTTTCTTGTATGCCACCTTCGGACGTTCGAGTAGTAAGAAAAAACTTATTACTGAGGGATTGACTTCCTCTTTCCTTTCTCCTGATGATTCAGTAGATAAATATCTATTGGATCTTGAAGAGATGTGCGAGATTCAGCCTTCTAGACGTAGGAAAAAAGGGAAACAGGATGCAGTATGGCCGGAGATACAAGTTGTTTCCAGAACTCGACCTTTGCATACTGGAGGATGTTCTGAACTGTACATGGCCATCCGTGGTAATATAAGGCAGGTGAGAATTTTCAGAAGTGGCGGAAATAGAATGACGACCAACATTCTTGGAATATGTTCCAATTTCGCTCTTATAAACAGGCATGTTTTCAAAGGTGAGGAACAAGTGACCTTGGAAATCGGCTATGCTGGATCACATAAATCTCTCTTGAGCGCTTATCCTATGCTTTTGAGATTAAAGGATTGTTATGATGTAGCTGACGATGTTGTTATTTTCGGTATACAGAACTTGACTTTTAAGAACATTTTACAACATTTTACTGATCAGGAATGGGTTGGCACATTTAGTGCGTGTGTTGGTGATCTTAAGACTCGCACCAACCGTGTCACTGATGTCGTTGAATTGGGTGACCCTGTTTTGGGCAAGATTCCAGTTTATGAATCTTGGTATTATACTTATCCTGGTCATGGGCCTGGACTATGTGGTTTCCCACTTGTTGTTCAATCCCAAGTGGGTAGCTTTGTAGCAGCCATTCACGCTGGAGGAGATACTCTCTCGGAGTCCGCTTTTGGTGTTGCGTTGTATAAGAGTAAGCTTGAGAAAGGTATATCTTTTTTACAAGAAAACACCTTTCAAATGCCTCTTTTCTCATCAGAGGTCATGGTGGATTATGATATTGAAGACCCTATCTCAAAATCACCTTTCATGCATGAAAATTTCTATTGGCTCAACTATTTTGGAAAGATAACTGGGAACACTATTCTTGGTGGTCATTCTAAGTTGGTCAAAAATCCAATGTATCGCCGGTTGCATGATGTGTTGGATAGTGAGTTGGGTTGGAGTAAATCTAAGGATTTTGGTAAACCTATGATGACTCCTAAAACAAGGGAAGGTCATTATATATCTCCCTACAATATTGCTTTGAGGAAAATGGATAAAACCAATACTAGGCCGTTTGATCAAGATGTTCTTGATAAGATTGCTTTAGAATTTGTGGATCGAATAGTTCGAGGTTTGGGTGATAGTGGAGTTTTTGAACTTTCACCTATATCTTTGCAACAAGCTGTCAACGGTGTAGAAGAAGATGATTTTATTAATCGCATCAATGCTTCAACTTCTGCTGCATTCGGTCTGCCTGGGAAGAAATCCAAGTATTTGCCACTAGAACATGATGTGTCCACAGTCCGTATAATGACTCCTGATCTTAAGGAAAAAATTGCGGTAGCTTGTGGCTCTTATTCTAGGAGAAACACGGTAGGTTACGTGTATAAGGCTCAATTGAAGGATGAGCCGCGCGAAATTGAGAAATGTAGAACTGGGAAGACACGTTTATTTTATATGTCTTCATTAGACAATTTGATTCTCGCGCGAATGGTTTTGGCTCCCTTTTACTCACTAATGTCTCAGTATGGAGAATTGTTTGGTACAGCCGTGGGAGTTAATATCTACAGGGACTCTGAGGAATTATGTAGAAGGATGGAAGATTTTTCATCAGCTCAGATGGAAGGTGATTATAAAGAGTTCGATGTATCAAATCTTTGCCCTATTGCACGCACAGCAGCAACGATTGTTTACAGAGTGTGTGAGCGGTTGGGCTATTCCAAGCATGCTTTGGTTCTTTTAGCTGGTGTCCTGACAGACAGTCTCTTTCCTTACATAAGTGTCAACAATGATCTTCTTATGAAGCCGGGATTGCAACCTTCGGGTCGTGCATATACTGCAGAGGATAATTCCCTGAGGGGAGTTGTCATGTTGATGTATTTTTGGTATTGCTCTGAGGATCACGGAGGTTTGAGTTTTTGGGATTATATAAAACCTCTAACGTTTGGTGATGATTTGCTGGCAGCTATTAAGGAGGTGTGTTTACCCTTCTACAATGCTCCAGCTTACAGAGATTTTTGTAAAGAGCATTTTAATATGGACTTTACTTCTGCGACTAAGTCCGATATTGAGATGGATTTTTTGAACATGTCTGAAGTATCATTCCTCAAAAGAACTTTTGTTTATTCGGAAGTTCTTGGGCGAAGGGTAGGACAGCTTGATAGAAATTCGGTGTATCGCATGCTTGAGTGGTATTTACCTTCAGATTTCATTAGTGAGGAGGAACAAATGGTTTCTACTTTTTCTTCTGCATTATATGAAATTTTCTTTTACTCAAGTGAATCTGTGTTTTGTAGGATCAGGCAATGTTTTGTATCTATCATTTCAGAACATTACGGTGGTTCTTATTTCGAGAAGAAGTTGCCAACCTTTCTCGAAATTTATGATAACGTCGTTTGACGTTTTTGGGCATTTTGTGTAGTGTGGATTCGGTTACACGTGCCCTCTCTGGCTATGGAAGTGCTATTTAGCCTTAAACTCCGTTTTTCCGCCATGGCATATTTGCTGAATGGGAAATACGGGAGAATCCTATACCGGTATTGGTTATGTAGCCATATCGGCGAATTGTTATTACATATGAGAAAAGATGAGAAAATTTCAAGGTTACACGACCTGATTCGTGTATATACTGGTCTCCTGGCTGATGCTGAATTAGCGGCTGCCGAGAACAAGGAGGTCAGTGAATCTAATATACCCGTTCACGATTTGTCATTTAATGTTTCTCTTCGGGAAAATAGATTAATTTGGAGACGAAATTTAGTCCGTAGGAAAGCTCTTAGTGAGATAGAGGATCTCCGGACTTCCATTTCAATCTTGCAACGTATTGTTGGGAAACAAGCTAACTACCGAACAGAATCCTCAGAGGAGGTTGAATCCTCGGGTGTCGGACCTGTTGCCCCTACTATGGCAACAATAAACGAGAATGTGGGTGACACCTTTGGCAATCTGCCAGATGAGAGATTTTTAGGTAAGAGCACTGCCCCTCCGACGGGACAAGTCGGTGTTTTGAAGATCCAAAAGTTTATGGATCGACCTATTGCATTAGCGAGTGGTACCCTTGCCATTGCGAGTGTGAATCAATTAGAGTATGATATATGGGATCTTCTTTCCTTGCAGCCATCAGTGCGTGCAAAGTTCAAGAATTTCGCATATTTTAGGGGAACAATGAGAATTAGGATAGTGGTTTCAGGGAGTCCTTTTCATTACGGTAGAATTCTTGTCTCATACCAGCCTCATGCTGGTAAGAATTCCAATCTAACAGCTCATGAGACAAATTGGGCTGTGGATCCGACTTATTTTGATCCCTATTACAATTATTTATCACAAGCTCCGGGGGCTTGTTTGATAGATGTACGGCAAAATCGTCCGGTTGAGCTTACCATACCCTTTATTTCTCCCAAACCGATGTTGCGGTTGTATAATACTAGTACATCCGCTGTTTCTGCTGTTACATCGTTTGAAGATTTCAACGATATGGGACGTCTGTATTTTTGGACATTGAATCCAATTGGTTCAGTTTCTTCAGGTACTTCTACCCCGGTGGCGTACCAAATTCTTGGATGGTTCGAGGATGTGGAGTTGTCTGTCCCAACTGCGACCAACATGGCCATTACCACTGAGTCAAGAGATGAAAGAAGAGTGGGTCCCGTTGAAAAAATTTCTACTGTTGCGGCATCTGTGGCTGGAACACTTTCTAAAGTTCCATTTTTGGCCCCATTTGCAGTGCCTAGTAAGATTATTTTATCCGGGATTAGTGCCATCGCATCATGGTTTGGTTGGTCTCGACCCATAAATCTTAATATCCCGAGTTTCGTCAAGAATAGGCCCTATGCTAATACCACCAATTGCATAGGGATGGAGACTATTGAGAAGTTAAGTCTCGATCCCCAGATGGAGATTGCCGTTGATGGGTTTGCTTGTGGCACTCAAACCGACGAAATGGTCATATCAGAAATATGTAAGCGCGAAGCTTACATTGAGCAATTTACGTGGGCTTCTGACGATGTAGTGCAGGAACCATTACTTTTATTGATGGTACATCCACAGTTAAATTCTTATTTTGATGATGGTACCATTGTGGTAATACAACCATCACCCATGAGTTTTTGCGCCTCTCCTTTTGTTTATTGGAGGGGTGATATAACTTATAGATTGGACTTTGTGACTTCTCAGTTTCATAGAGGAAAATTTGCGGTTTGGTATGAGCCTAATCATTTTCAGTCTACTTTAATATCAGCAGATTTAGCCTTGAACAAGAATTATGTTCAAATAGTTGATCTGGCTGAGACAAATTCGATTGAGTTCACTGTGCACTGGGCGAATTCATATCCCTGGTTGCGCACTGCCTCACCATCCCTAATCCAATCTCTACATAATGCTGGTTCAGCATTAAGTTCATTACCGCAGTACATCAATGGGTTCATAGCCTTGGCTCCTTTCACGGAGCTGCAATCCCCTGATGATTCGGCGATTCAAGTCAATGTTTTCGTGAAGTCTGAAAATATTGTCTTCAATCACCTTGACAATGCTGCGTTTCCTACCGCGCGTAAGTATATGACAGAGTCGCGGGAGGATAATCTAAATGACGTGATGGTGTCTAGTGTAGATCTGAATGATAGCACCGCGTCAATGGATCATTGTTCTGATTATCATTTTGGTGAGACTCCTGTTAGTTTTAGGGCTCTGATGAAGCGTTATGTGACCACTCAGGCCACATCTAAAACTGCTACTACAGCTTATTCCCGTATGTATAACACGGTTGAGATTATCCCCAATATTGATGCCGCTTACTCTTTAACTTCCGCTGCGACGTATAACATGACTTTCTGGTCTTATTTGCGCTATGCGTATTTGGGGCTACGTGGTTGTGTTCGGAAGAGAGTTCGCTTAATTGAGCCTACTGGCGGTGGGACCATGTCGACTTGTGCTGTGAGTTTGGGTGCAATCTCTACCTCTGTTACCCAGGCAACCACACATGACACTAGTTCTGTTCGCCCGTGGATCAGAGGTTCAGTTGAATTTGTACCTCATACTAATGGCGGTATTGAAGTAGAATTACCATGGTACAATCCAAACTTATTCCTTTTCTCCTTTGCAACAGACCTTATCGGTACTATTGCTACGGGGGAGATGCAAAATGCATTTGCTCGTGCTTATGTTTTCGAGTGTGATGCTATTGGGACAACCAATGATGTCAGAAGATTCATTGAAGAAACAGCGTCTGGGGAGGACTTCACCCTCATTCGCTTTAGTGGTGCTCCGTATCATACGACAGCATCAGTTTAAGGAGATCATATTAGATGCTCCAACCGAGAGGACGGTATATAAAAGACATCAGCCTAGCTGATATACCTCACATTTTTAAAAGTTAG